CGCGCTGGGCTGCGTTTAGGTTTTGCTCGAGATTCTTGTCGTCGCTTGCAACCCCGCTGTCCGTCAGCAGAACCACCATCGCACTGGTTGAGCGGAGGGAGCTTAATACCGATTGAACGACAAAGCTTGTATAGACCGCACAGGATGCGGCCATGGATAGTATCACGAATGTTGCCCATAAAAGGTTACTTCGATCGTCTGCGCTTTTTGGTGGTCGGTTTTGGTGCATGTTTGATTTCCTTTTCGCCGCGCGCGCGGACGTATTTTATGAGGTACTCCATGATCTCTGGAGCAACTGCGCCGGCGGCGCCTATCGAAGCATAAAGTGCACCCTTACTGGTGATATAATCCTGAGCAAGCAGTCCAACGATGGCTGCGGTTATCATAGCTGCAGCACCACGTCTGACGATCCACGCCAATGATAGCGGCTCGTCGCTCAAAAGAATTCTGGCGCACATGGCCGCACCTCCGAGAATGCCGGAGATAATTCCGTCTTTAGCCAGTCCGGCCATATCAGGTTCAGCGGCGCTCATCACGTTCTAGGGTTGGCATCATTTCACGTCGCTTAAGCAGGAAAGCCAGCCTCTTGACGCCATTGGTACTGATTGACTCGCCTCCGTTTACATCCGCGCCGGTAATTTGCATGAGAGGTATGCCTTCCATAACCCTACGCCTGAACTGGATTTCTTCTTCCTTGGAGCGAACTAGAGGGCTATGCACAAGCGTAGTGGTGAGGGGGTTGGTCATCCTTATCACATATGCTGCTGATGCAGCCGGGTCTAGGTGGGCCCTCGGGAAGAATAGCTTCACTAGGCCATCGACATGTGCCTTGTGCTCTATGCCTGCGGCGAGGGTGCCTGATGGATCGGGCCTATACATCAACGGCTGTATGTTCCTGTTCATTGGATTAATGGAATTACCATAGGGCTGAAGTCCGGCGCCCTTGAGCTCAAACTTGTCGGCAACAATCATTGGCGTAGTTGAAGATCCAACTTGGTCTTGGTTTATCATTCCGCGCTCTATTAAAGCGAGGGTCACAGCCTTGTTTGATTCTCTGCTTGGCGCCATGGCGTCCCCGGCCATTCCAGACGGCATATTTTCACCGGCGAATTTCTCGTTAAGCTGAGGACCTATTAAACCCCTTTCGATATACTTAGCACGGATGGCTTCCTTGATCCTAGATAGGTCCATGTCACCAAACACGCTTTCGTCAGTTCCCGTTGGGAAATGCCCGGCGAATTCTTTCATGATAGACGTAGGAGATATCGTTCCAAAGTCTACGTAAGCTCCAGCCGGTCCAAATTCCTTAAGGAACGTGCGGACCATCCAGTTGTTGCCCTTGTACTTGGATGACCGCAGATACCTTTCACGGAACGCCTCAAGCTGCCTAGGGCTAGCCTGAGTCTGGTCTATCTTTTCGATGACTTTGCCACTCGCGTCAGATAGCACCAGCCAGTTGCCATCAACATTGACAGAGGGGCGGTCAAATGAATCTAGCGAGTAGTTAAGCTTGAAGGCTTCTGTCGATCCGGGAACGGCGAGCTCTAAGGCGTATTGAGGCAGGCCATAGTTAGCTATGTAGCCCCATCCGGCAGAGTTCGAATTGGCACCAGCTGCCACAAATAGTCCAGCCTCAGAGCCGACTTTGGTGGTTATCTTGTCGGTGTTAGATTTATTGACCACCTTCTTGCCCTCATAAACATGCACCCTGTTTGATATAGGGCCGTACAGGTTTATTGGGGCGCCAGTATAGGTGCCGACGCGTCCCCGATAAGCCATCATCCAGTCATCCGGGAAGGCCTTCTCTGCTTCACGACCAAGGGCCATAAGGGCTATTTTAAAGTGGTCAGCCAGCTTGCCCTCTTGACCTCCGTGGGTGAACACCTTGCCACCAGTAAGCTCACCAACGTGTTGAGCTACTTCAAGCGTGGCCAGCCTGTGGAAGAATCCAGAGTGAGGCCCTTCTGGCCCGTTGACTGACTTTCCGGTATTCTTTTCCCAAGCCAAGATGGCTCCACTAACATACATGGTCATATCTTTAGGCATGCCCGCATCCCTGAGTGAGAGCAGGTGGCCTTGTGATCCGCCAATCCTAAGCCAGCCTGCAGGCGTGGATATGCCTCCGCCGCGCTGAATCTGGTAAGTGGCATCCATGATTCCCATGCCGTGCTGGCCATGGTTCATTGAATCCAGCACATTCATTATCAGCTGGCTGGTTTTGTAGGCGCCATCTTCGGCAAACGGCATGACATCAGGGAAGACAGTTATGTCCTCTACTCCATCCGGCATGGATACATGGCCGCTCTTATTTGGGCTAAAGGTTTCCTTAACCACCTTCCTCATGGCGGCTATCTCGTCGGCCTTCCTGTTGGCGGCTTCCAAGAACTTAGGGCCACCAGACATAGCTGAATAGATCTCCACCACGTTTTTAGCAAAGTCGCCGGCCGCGCTTCCATTGTGCCTGTGGTATGGAGCGGTGTATACGTGTATGGCGCTATTGGCTACGCCCATTTTCTTTAAAGCCATAGCATAAGCCACAAATTGCTCCTTGGTATCAAACGTCCTGAAGGTGACATTACCAGCTGTGCCAAGGCCAAGTTGGCCGACAGGATTTACCCTTACCCATACCTGACCAAAGTCACCTTTAACTTCTGGGCAATTTGCAAGCGTGTCGCCTACTTCCTGAGGTGTAGTATCAACATCTAATGCGACTATGGTTGCCTTAAACCTGCTAGCTAAGGCGTTCTGGCTTTCATGCAGAACGTTGGAGAAGCTTTTTGCGGCCTCGGAGTGAGGCCTTGCCTGTGCTGGCCTGCGCTTAAGCTCGTCAAGTATGATCAAGACCGACTTGCCGATGTATGACTTACTGTCCGCGTAATCCTTTCGGATGCGCTCAATAGTCCTATCAACCAAGCTTTCGTAATCTACGGCGCCGGTTCCATCTATGTGGCCGCCAAGCTCTGTCGCCAGCTTCTCATCCTTGATCATAGACCGGACAACGTGAGTGGCAATTAGGTCTCCTATCTTTGAGCTATTGCGCCCAATACTAACCAGCTCGCTTACAAACCTATGCATTTCTCCGGTAGCCCCAGCAGCCTCAAGCATATCGAGCTCCTTCTTCAGGGCGTCTAGGCCTTGGTTTCGCATAGCCTCTACGCCTCGATTAATAATGGCAGCCGTCATCTCGAGCTGCTTTTTTGCAATCGAAGCCACGCCATCAATGGTCCGCATGTCTCTGAGCAGTTTTTCTTTCATTTGCTCAGCCCTTGGGTTGCGCATTGATAGGTCCGCATGCTCAGCGTTCGTTATGTTTTCGATCATGCGCTGCTTCATCTTTTCGTACACAGCATTCTCTACGTTTTCAGGCGAGAAATACGGGTAGCTGCGGATGGTGTCTATAAGCTCATGATCAAAGTCATAGACGAACACCTCGGTAGGAGATACCTGACCATTAGTCATGCGAGATATGGATTCGCGAATGCGGTCAGGAACCTTTGCCGTACGACCAGTCCTCCTTAGTAAGGCCGGGACAGCTTCATGCATCATCGAGCGCTGGAAGATGTCAGTCTGATCTAAGAACAACCTAGAGGACAGGATATCAAAATCTTTGGTGCCAGTTGATATTCCTCCGGTGCCGGTACCGATAATGGTAGATAGCTGCTCTGCCGCCTTCCTGCTTGAGTCATTGGCAAGAGCTAGGAGGTCCTTGTATTCCTTATTGAGTTTAGTCAGCTCAGAAGACCTGCCAAAAGCCTCTTGCTCAGCAAGGGTGACGGGAAGGAACATGTCCGGGTCGCTATACGGAACTATCTTATCAACCTTCTGGAATATGTCTGACTGAATTTCCTCGAGCAGCGATATAGGTTCGCGCCTAAACGCGAGTGGCAGGTCTCCATTAGGATCAATGCCGGTAAGCGTAGCAAAGCCGTCTATGCCCAAGGCTGAGGTCATCATGCCCCATCCAGTCCTTGAGTGGCCAAGCTCATAGGCTCCGCCACCACCAGACATCGACGAGCTGCCGGGCATAGCCTTTTCAAAGTGCGTCCCGTGGTTCCTATTGTCGTCATGTGCCATCCTCTTGCTAGTTGCGAGCCTGACCGCAGCCACCCGCTGTATAGTCTGTTGCAGGGCGATCTCGGAGGTGTACTTTTGCTTTTCAGCGTCAAGCTCTGGGCCCGGGGTCATCCTGCTTATCTTTTCCTTACGAGCCTTTAGGTTGTCGCGAACCTCTTTGAGGTAAGCGGTTATGTCGGACAAGCCATCTTTGTCTGCGTACCTGACGATTGCTTGGTGGTGCGCCTGATAAGGCGAAGCTATGTAAGTGGTGTACGGGAAGCTTCCGTAATAATGCATGGACTGACCTAACGAGTCTTCCATGTCAGAGCCCCATCCAAACCCGATGGCCTTGCCAGCTTCCAGAGTTGTAGCTAGCGCATTGGTTGGCCTCGTTGCCGCGTGGGGCATGTTAGGGCTTACTAAGGACGAGATGTATGGCCCTATTTCATCAGCTACAGGACCAAGTATAGCCCTAATTGCAGCGTCGGAGGCGAGCGCCTTGATCCTGTCATTAACCGCATGACGCGATTGCTCGAGCTGCCTGAAGTCGTACGAAGCAAACGGCTCCCCTTCCTTGGCCACTATTTCCGCAAGCTTGCCATGAATAGTGTCAGACAGAGAGACTGAATCTATCCTGTCAGCCCGGAAGACTCCGATCTTCTCTGCGAACGACCTGAGATGCCCTTCAATAAAGCCAACCATTTCAACCAGCTTGGCCTTAGTTGCCTCATCGGCTCCCTCACTAGAAACCTTTTCGTACAGCGTGGTTAATTCCAGACGCTTAGATAGCAGCGCATCGACGGCCATCAACTGGTTCGCCCTGCTCTGAAGCCTTGAGTCGTGTATGAATGGAGGTACGAAGGTGTTATTGCCAAGGGGCTTGACGCTCTCCTCTGGGTTGAACCCAAGCGCTGAAGCCTGTTGTGCAGCATGCATTAGGTACATGGCCGGCTCCGACCTGCGCATGGTCGGATATACTGCGGCCATAAATTCAGCCATGTCCTGCCTGCTAAACTTGGCGGCCGGGTTGTTTGCAAGCAGGTGCCCAAGGCCAGTCTGCCTTATCTCGGCCTTTGATACGCCATTCTTGGTCAGCAGGCTGAACCATTCCGTACCATTGAGGTACTGGAAGTCCCTATTGTTGCCCGGCAGGCCACGGATGATGGCGTTCATCGCCCTTGATCCAAAGTTCATAACGCCTTGAGGCAGGCCGAAGTTCACCTTCTGCCTTACCATGTCTTCGAGCTCAGGGATTGAGCTGCCAGTAATCTGCTCAAGCTTTACAGCAGGAGTGTCAAACTCTAGATGGAAATTACGGCCCAAAGCTTTTCCGACCTGTCGAGCTTGCTGGACGTCCATAGCCACATCCAAATCACCCACGCGGTACTTGCCTGTTCCCTCTAGCTCGCCCGAGAAACCAACAGACGGCTGCAGTCGCTCAATCTCTCTGACCTTAGCTTCCGCGAAGAACTTGCTTCCCTTACCTTCGTCTGGCCTCTCAACGACCCTGAAATCTCCGCCGGCAAGCGATCTAAGCACAGATGCCTCAGTCATACTTGACGCTAGCTTATTTGAGAAAGCAATTGCCTGCGCCTCAGTTTTAAAAGCGATAGCCTTTTTCCCGATTTGCAATCCTCCCTCAAGCCCAAATGAGCTTGGGTGATTCATTTCCACAATGTATGCGCGGAAATTATCATCCTTCATGAAGTTGGTGCGCTTCCATATTTTAATACCATGAGCAGCCTTGGCGTCCCACGAATGGGCTAGCAGGTCTTTTCTGCCCGGGAACATCTGGGATATTGCTAGACCAGTGTCTCCGTTCATTGAAAGAGTCCTTTCAGTGTCCGGCAGGAAGTAGCCACTTTCTCCGCTTATTATTTTGTGCGCGGCAAGATATACGTCATCCATCAAGTGCGGATCAACTGACAAGCCCATCTGCACATTGTCCTCAAGTCCGGCCAATATGCCTTTAGTGTAGGCTCCAGACTGACGGCTTGGGACTATGCCAAAGTCACCATCCATCTGGCTCATGGTGAATATGCCTCGGGCTTTCGCATCTCCCTTAAATATTTCTTCGTGTCCAACGTTAAGCCTATGCTTTCTCTCCCTAGTAGCCGACTCAACGAAGGCGCCACCAAGGGTTGGCTCAACATGCATAGCCATAAGTATAGCGGCTAGGTTTTCAGTTGTAGTTCCGGCCGGAAGAATGAATGACGTGTACGAGCTTGGCCCATTTATGTCATTCATGGTGGCAGCGTGGAAAGCCCTGCGCTCAATTGGGATACGCGTGTCCAATAGGAAGGCCTTAAATTGATCCCTTTCCATCGCCCCTAGGTTGTGCCCGGGTATTCCTTCTAGCACTGGCTGCATCGGGTCTATTTTCCCGCGAGTGTGGTGCATGCCTCGAATATCGCGCACAGCGCTGTCGATTATAGCCTGCATCATCATCGGGTCCTTTTGCGAGAAAGCGGAAGCAAGTGGGTGCTTCATCATGCCAAGGAAGTCAGAGGTCGTAGCCTGAGACTGCATGTTGCCCGGTATCAGCAGCCCTGAGTTCGGGTCATATCCAACGCCTTCGGAAAGGCTGAATCCATAACCAGCCCTTACAGCACCCCTGACCTGATAGTCTTGCTTATAGCCAAGATGGTCGCCGGTAAGGTTGATCATGATACGCCCATCAGGAAGGCGCTTCCATGCGTAGCCCTTCTTGGGAGCAAACTCTCCAGCCCTGTGGGGGTCTGATATGTAGCCAGTTCCGTAATTAGAAGCAGGAGGGGGCTGAGTGAATCCCCTGAGCCTAGACGCCTCCATGGTGAGCATGGTAGGCTGTTTCTTTTTATCGTTTCCGTATGCTTGGAATGTGGTCTTGCTGATAGACCTCATTCCCCTGCCGTGGAATTGAGCAGAGGCCTCCAGTACGCCCTCCGCAGAGTTAAAACCGCCAATCTGGGATACGCCTAGTCCGCCGTAAGAAAGCTGCTGGCCGGCTGGAGCTATCTCAATGGTCTTAGCTCCATCCTTTTGGGCTCGTCCGATAATTGACTCCTGAACGAATCCGCGAATCACGCTAGCAGGGATCGCGCTTCGTCCTTGGTTGCCGAACTGTATCTGTACGTTGCCAGACTCCATCACAGGCTCCCTCTCGATTAGATCAATAGGGTCCTCGGACATGAACATGGCTCCAACCGCGCCAAGGCCACCATCGTAAGGCTTGGCCCGGAGAGGCTCATAATTAGTTCGCATGTATCTGCCCGGCTCCAAGTCGTCAGCTCCTACACCCTCGTAAGCTGCGTCATCGGCCCACCTTCTAGCTTCTCGAACATCCGGCTCTAAGATCGAAGTATCCATTCTCATAGGCTCAATGCTGCTATGATCCGTGAGCCTAAAGACGCCACGCATGCTTCCTCCATGAAGGGAGGAGTCTATCACAAACCCCTTCGTGTCGTTATCTGAGTGCGGAAGCGTATATTTACCGGTAGTCGCGTTTCGGGAAATTATTGGAGTAGCTCCATCAATTTCTGATAGACCTTTAAGGGCCTTGACCATGACTTCTTGGTACGCGCTAGCATCGATCCAGTTGTTAGTGGTAGCTAATGCCTTCTTGAGGGAAAGGGGACTAAGCCTGTCTTTAGCTGCTGCCCAGTTAAGGTCATAATCACCCCTTCCTCCAAGAAGGGTATTTGTGTCCGGGTTAATGCCAAGCACGTCATGTATGAACGTGTTCGCATCCATGCGGTCAATTACGTCCCTTTTAGCTATAGTACCGACGGCGGCTTCTATGGCGAGCAACTCAGCCTTATTGAAGTTTACCCCAGTCTTGCGAAGCGACCTGATGGTTCGCTGCGTCTCAGCTAGTCCGGTTAGCGTGGCAAACTGCTTTATGGCATCAATGCTCATGCTGTTAAGCATGCTTCCCTGCGACATCCGAACCATGGATTGGAAGTCGTAATTGTCAGACTCCGTAGCCACTCCACCTATCACCTTGGCTAGAACTTCCATGGACATGGGTGAAGACATGTCGCCAAATGAGTTCATGAACGGCCTGCGCATGTGCGCTACGCTCATGACTGCCATCGCTGCACTCATCGAGGAGATTAAGGACAACTTTTGGGAGTCACTTACTTCGGGCGCTTTTTCCGCAACGTGCCAATGGTACCTAGATTTGTCTGCCTTAAGCCACATCCTCAGCTTCTTTGAGAGGGCCGTGTTCCTTGGCAGGTGGGTTGCTTCTAGTAGCTGCGCGGCAGCAAGCAAAGGGATGGTGCCATCTAACGTGTGGGCTATGTTGCGGATAAATCCGTTCTTATAGTACTCCTTATGGATTAACGTCGGGAGCGAGTCCTTGCTATCAAATGATCTGCTTACAACGTACCTAATCAATCCGGGGTCGGTGACAACCTCTCTATCGACAGAGAAGCGAGTTCCGGCTTCGGCTGCAAAGTCTCCAAGTATCCTAGCGATACGAGGTATGCGCATTTGCAGCATCTTTTGCTCATAATCGGCGCTGGTGTAATCAAGGTTTACTACACGCTCGGCGCCCTCGTCGTCCGCTTCTCGTACAAACTCAGCGAGCAAGTTGTGTCCGGTTGCGCTAGTCCTCGCCACCACCCTAAGGGGCTCTGAGGCTATGGCCTTTTGCTTTTTACTGGCGGTGGTGCTTGTGAGCCCATTGAGAAGGCTAGCCGTGTGCGGCTCCATCGTAGAGCCGAGTGCCTCATACGCGGAGGTGACGACCAAAGCTCCCTCCCTAGTGTAGTGCCGTACCAAGGCCGCCTGAGACTGAGGCTTATAGCCTCCCGCGTCACGTCGGTCTGTGGCCGGGATAGAATCCCAGCTTCCTTGATCGATGCCCGTAACATTACCAAGGCCGATATTGTATGCCTGCTGGTCGATGGTTTCTGCCATGCGCAAGAAGCCAAGAGCCTTGGCCGATTGCTCGCCTATGTTTGGCTCGGTTAGGATTCTTAGCGTATCAGGGTTGGCTAGCATTAGCTCCCGCATAGAAGCGCCCCTGATCCTGCTGCTGCCGGCCAAAATTTGGATGCGCCTATCAAGCCCTTCTTCTCCGTCCATGGAGCTGATGTACTTAAGCAGGTCATTGGCCCTGATTATCAATGCGCGCTGCGCAAATTGGGCATGCCTAATGTAGGCTGGCACCTCAGAGTCATAATCCGCGTTGGGGATTTTTGACTCATACAAGGACGTACTCAGGGAGGCTTCTGCTTTATTCATGCCACCTTCCGCCGACCTTAAACCTATCGCTATCTGTTCGTCTCCGTTAGTAATGTTGACTGTGTCAGGCACATCTGAGCTGGGCCCAAAGGTTATGCTCCTGTGCATATTCCTCAAAACCTTGTCGGGCTTGTAAGCAGTGTCGCTTAATGCCGGTACTGCCGGATGGACGCTGGTGCCAGCCATTACCGACTGTAGTCCATAGGCCCTAGCCGAAGCTGCAAAAGCTTCAGACGCTCCACCTACCAACCCATGCAAGACAGAGCCAGAGGAGCCTTCACTCATGAAGGGTGATCCGATTCCTCTCCTAACTAGGGTTTCATTGACAGTAACGCCGTCATAGAACGACCTCTTGCCCTGACTCATCATCTGGAACTCGCGCGAGCTTAGCTCAATACGCTTTTGTCCATCTTCGCCAACCCGAGATACCACGACATCCTTAAGGCCGGCGGTCAGCGCTTCGGAATAAAATGCAGCCAACATCTCTTGGAACCTTTGAGTATGACTGGAGCCGGCGATAACTTCTCCAGTATCCCTGATAGATTTCTCCATCTTCTGCGCTAGCTTTTCAGCGAAGGGAGTAAGCTCTACGAGTAGACGCTCAAGTCTAGATGCGAACCTGTAATAGGCGCTTGCTGGGGTTATGAAGTCCGAACTATTTCCGCGCCTCGCTTGGCCCATTGCATCAATACTTGTTTCAACACGGATATTCATACGAGCTACATCATCTCTATCAGTGTATCCACCTCGATCAGTGTGCTCCGGGAACCTATCAGCCAGCGCGTTAGCTATGCGCTTAGCTAGGTCTTTGCCGGCCTGACCTCCAACAAATCGCTGTATGTACTCATTAGCATTCCAGTTAAATTGTATGGTTTCCACGATCGCTTCCATCAAGAAGAACCTTCCAGCTCCTGCCTCTGTGGTGCTATCAACTTTAAGCAACGATCTGAGCGGAATTGCGCGATCAGAGTTACTGTTTCCTCCGCTTAACGACTCATTGATGAACGCCCTCATGCACGGGGCGTAGTAGTTAGGAGCGTCCGGGTTCATCGCTGCCCTATAAAGCTTCCTAAACTGCTCCGCGCTATCGACGCCTGACATTATGTCCCTCATGATGGCCGGTATGGTGTTGCCCCTTCCGGATACATCTAGGAGCGGCACGTCATGTATCATGGCGATCATGTCGGCCAGCTCTCCTCGCGTAAACTTAACGCCCTTAAAGTTCTTTTCGATGTGGTCCAAGTGGGCCACGTTAATGTCCTCGTACGAAAGGCCGGCAGCCCTGAAGGTCTCGACGATCTTGTGGGACTCAACCACTTCCGGTATCTCAGCCTTGTAGATGGCGTTGAGCGCGCGGCTGCTCATTCCGATATGCTCCTCGATGACATGCTTGGCGCCCATCGCAGCAGCGATGTCCGAGATAGTCACAGTCTTGCCTCCGTCCCTGCTTATGCCGCCAAGGAAACCCATGTCTCCGCTTTGGTACATCTGGGTCGGGATGAAGCTCTTATCCACAAGCAGCTTGCCGAACTTTATTACATCCTCTGAGTCAGCGTCCTTGGCATTTCCAAATAGATCAGTCCTTTGCTCCTCGGTAAGATTTCTGCGCGCAGCGGATTCATCGTGCTTAGCCCTGATGACTTGCTCCTGATTGGCCGCTAGGTTTCTAACGTCTCCACCGAATTGACCCAACAAGGGAGAGCCTTCAAGGAATCCAGTCTCGCTAATGTATACGGGAAGGCCGTCATCACCAATGTGCCAGCCCCTAGAAGTGTACATGAGCTTGCCTAGGTGCATGAGCTCGGCGTTGGCCTTATGGACGTAGTGACCAAGCAGGCTTGCCCTAGCCAGCATTCGCATACCGCCGGCGAATAGATTGTTCGCGGACTCTCCAAACGGGCTGACGTTCATTTTCTCCGCGCCCACACTTCCCCCGATCATGTTTAGCTTAGGAGGGTTGCGGAATATGCGACTAGCATTCTGCCCAAGGTTTTCCCCATTGTTGCTAGCCAGCCTAGCTAGGCGCTCGTAAGTATTCTCGGCCACCTTGCGAGGGGAAGCTGCCAGCTCAGACTCAGACATCCTAGACCTGTCTGCGGTCACATTAGACATTATCTCGTCCGGGTCGGTGCCGTAGTACACGCCCTGCAAGAGCCTCATGTATGTGTTGGCAGCCTTAAACCCCCACGGGGCTTTTATGGCATCTGCCTCGTCGATTATAGAACCAACTGTAAGTGAAGCTCCAAGGCTTACCTCGGATGACATCCTAATCAGGGTCGGGTCGTATGACTGAAGGGCATTCACCGAGGCTGGCCACCTCGAGCCGACAGAAATGCGATCAAAGTCTGCCTTACTTAGAGATACGGAAACGGCGGCCCTCTGCGCTGCCACAAAGTCTCCCCCCTTTATAGACTGAGCGAGAAGCTTGGCTTCTTCTATGTTCCTCTCAGCCGTCTTAATGATGTTTTCGAAATAAGAGACGGCATCGGCTATCATTACTCCATCATTCAGGCCGGCTAGCACCTTAATCATGGTGGACTCAGCCTTCAACCTGCTCGACGTGTAGTAAGCTATAGTGCGAGGTATGAACTCAGATATGAGAGCGTGGGCCACCGGCGCGTTTAGTATCTTTTGGATCTCCTTGGTCGCAGTGGCGTCATCAGGCTGAATGATCTCCAGCTTGCCTGACGCGTCTCTGACATGGCTTACCAGCTTGGCGGAGTTGCGATGATAGGTTCGCATGACCGCGACGATGTGCTCATCTAGGCCAGTCCCGGGAGCTAGCTGCTTCTCAGGTGAGTCCAGTATTCCCATTGGTTCCGGTCCGCCCAGCAAGATAGGAAGGTTGGGCACCGAAGCCGCGTAGGCTCCGGCTGCTAGAGCCATCCGGTCTGGATAGCCGGAGCCGGAGGTGGCAAAATTAGCAACGTCGCTAGCGATATAAATATGCCCAGCGTGGTAAAACTTTTCAGCTTCTTGAATGGCATGCTGTATCTCATGGAGAAGCAGGCCGCGAACGTACTCAACGTTAGCATCATGCCCCATGAAGGATTGATAGTCTATATCCACGCCGCCGGTTCGCTTCCTTAGCCTGTCTCCAAGCGCCGACACAAGCATAGCTTGCGGAGATATCCTGAAGACGTTTTCCAGCGGGCTATACGACGCCTCGCACGTTGATCCATTTGGAGTCAGCTCAAACCTTGTGTGCTCAAGGTTCGGGTAGAAAGCATACAGCTCAGGGTGGGTTATGATATCACCAAGCGTGTAGCCCTTCGAATTGAAGCTGCGGTAGAACTCGTCATACAGGCTGGCGTCAACCGGGACTGCAGAGTCAGACACAAGCGTATCCAGCGTCTGGTCTATGAGCTTATTCAGCTTATCATCCGCATTATAGATGCCTGCGGTAAGCATTCCATCAAGCCGGCCGCCAAACTTCTGCAAGCTAAGCTCGGCCTTCCTATCTGAAATCTCAAAGTAATCGTAGCTGTTGCCGAAGTGATCTACCATCCTACCAATAAGGCCCAGCTTTTCCATCTCGCGCTTCCTAATGTCGTCGAGCTTGGCTATAGCTTGGCTGCCGGTAAGCATCATCAGCTTGGATGACTGGACAGAGTCTATCTTCTTTGAGCCATAGCCTACACCCATAATGCTGCCTTGGCCATCCACAGGACCATCAAGCGTCCTGACGGCCATCCTGAAGTCGCCATCAACGTCGGCGACGCTGCCGGTCCTTATGAACTGCCTAAGCATGTCCACGTACCTAGAGCCGGCACCGGGAGCCTTGGCGGTATCAACACCAAGCTTCTCGAGTAGCCTGTTGGCGCTTCCGTTAGACGGGAATGAATCAGAGTCTAGACTATGCTTAAAGTAGTTCTCCTGAGCCGCGAGGTACTGGCCTATCCTAAGGACGCCAGCCATGTGGGAGTTATGATCTGAGGATACTGTGTCGGCGTAGCCAGCTACCACCTGCTCCACGAACATCATATTATCTCCGTACACACCGGCTTCCTTGAGCATGGAGGATATCTCTCCAGACCTGATCTCTCCTCCGTTTATCATATCTTCCTCAACCTTCCTCATGATACCCATGGCCTGAGCTAGCGACATGTGGGCGAGAAGCGTTTCCTTGGTAGCCTCCTTGGCGTCAGGCATCATGGCCATTAGCTTAGCTGGGCCATCTTTGCTTGCGAAGAACTGCAAGGCCATGGGAGGCATGATACCATCCCAAGCGTTGCCGCCCGGTATGATAGAACCAGCGCCCCGCTTAAGGCTGCTTGGGTCTATAGTGCTCATAGCCTTACCGCTAGTGTTAGACATGAACGCCCTAACCTCAGTTGAGGTGCCGACGATATGCGACACGTCAGCGATGCTTATTGCATGACTGCTAGATCCTTTTGGCTGTGCAGCTATCATGGCAGGTATGCCACTAGAGCCGACGTGCATGCCTCGCTCCTCGGCTATCCTTAGAGCCCTGCCCGGAGGCTGCCTGTTCACATTAACAGGAACATAGGCAATGTTACGCTTCTTCGCCTGCCCGTTAATGGAAGTCGAAGTAACCACTTCTCCAATACTCGGAGGCAGGGTATAGAAATCCATGCCCTGATGATGGCCTCCATTAAATAGTCCGCTCTTAGCCCTGATTTCACTCATGCCCGGCTTCATACCCCTATCGTCAAGCGTCCTCATCTCATGGAAGATAAGGCTAGAGTCATTGGTGACCCTCATGATCAAAGACAAAACGCGGATGTAATCCCTCTGGTGGTCGGCCAAGGACTCGCGGTCACCCTTGCCAATCTCCTTGGTGATCTCGCGCAGCGCGGTGAACAAATTGGTCATGGACACCACTGTCTGGACGTCCGGATTGGAAAAATCAGCTATGACAGCAGACGTGATAAAGCCCTTCTTAGCCCCAGACTCCTGCCTAAGCTTGCCCTGCTTGTCAAAGAAGCCAGCTACCGACTTCTGGAACATGCCACCGCCGGCCGCCAGTCGCTTTACTGCAGCGCTGTAGTCAGAGATAAGCTGCTTGGCTATGCCTTCTCGCATTGGTTTATTGGCATTGGCGTACTCGACATCGTCTACGCCAGTCGGCCTGTGTTTCTCCGCTTGGAACAGGTAGCTTTCGATGGCTCCCTGTATGTCCCTGATCCCGGTGTTAGATGAATGGAACTCTAGGAACTCCCCAGCGCGGCCACCTGCCTGCATGAGGGCGTTCATAATGCGAGGACGCATCTTGGGGTCAGGAGTTAGGGCCGACACATCCAGATACACGGGAGGCATGCCTCCGAGCTTATCGCCGTAAGCTTGCCGCGCGGCTGATTTTATCGCTGCTCCTATTGCCATGCCTTCAATGTCAGGCAGCGAAGCCATAGACTCATCGACCTCGATGGCGTTAAGCGCAGCTTGCCAGTGATCTGGCACACTGATGACGCCCTTGGTAAACGTAGACGGGTTGAATGAAGACGTTGATTGGCCGCGCTGCTTAGACCTATTGGTCTTGGTGGGGTCGCCTGCTTCAAAGAACGACCAATCTATGTCGGCACCTAATTGGGCCATGCCCTCTCCGTGCTTAGCTAGCAGCTTAGATATGTTTTCATCCCTAGTATCTCTGTCCCCGCCGGCCGCTTCGGCCATAAGCTCTCCCATCCTCCTGTAACTCTGGATTGCGGATGCCGTCATAGCCGTAGGAAGGTTTACCTTACCGGCCTTATGGAGGGCGTTGTACTTGACCGCTATGGCCATACGACGCGCAAGCTGATCAGACAGTAGCTCCTTGTCGGTGTTGTACAGATGCCTAAACCAAGACCTATCAACACGCAGTAGCTCATTCTGGAATGTGCCAACCACTTCCGTACCCCTAGCTACGCCGGTGTCTTCATCTGCAAAAGCTATCTGGGTGTCCCTCATGGACACGTCATACTTCTTGCCATCAACCTCGATGGTGGTGTTAAAGTCTCCGGCAGCTTCCCCGAGTATTTCTACCAGCGGGACAAACTTCTTGGAGAAAGAGCTCTCAACGTCACCAAGAGGATTGGAGTACCTTGCGCCGGAATCCTTGGATGCGTACTCAAACAAGTGATCAACCGCGCTCTTGCCGCCATGGTTAGATTCCTTGACGCGCTTAACCAGACCGGAGAGCTGATACCTAACGTGAATATTTAGCGACTCAGTCGTGGACTCTAGCTTAGCTAGTGCGTCGTCGTGGGGGCTTGACACGTTAATCATGTCATCAGACGAAGGCTGCAGGTCGGCTTCGTTAATGTGAGCTGCTTCAGCTCCAGCTCGCTTCATGGCGGCCTTGGCCGTCTTGAATACGCTTATCTTGATGCCGAACGGATCATAGAGGGCGAAGCCAGTCTTGGTCTCATAGACCTCGAACCCGTTGTTATCCTTGAGGTACTTCTTGCCATTACCGATATCACGCTCGGTGAATCCGGTGATCTGGAAGTTGCGAGCTATGCCATCATATCCCTGAACGTGGACGAATGGGAAGGGCTGCACCTTGCTGTGCACGTTCCAAGATGTCGGGTGAATCTTAACGTCCGCGAGCGTATCGAAACGCATCGTGTAGAAAGGCCTGTTGGGGTCATCCGCTCCACCGATGTATCCATCCTGAGGGGTATTGATGAAGGCGTCATCCTTGCGCTTACGGCCGCCAAAGGCTTCGTACATTATATCCCTAACGCGCTCAGCCCTGTCGCCGTACTCAGCCCTGAATAGATCAGCGCTCGGAACCTTAGCTCCATTGAGGCCAGACTGGTTGGATACGTACAGGTTGAACCTGTCTACGAACTCGGAGAAGTTGCCATTGAACATACTCCTGACATCAGCCCGCTTAAAGGTCTTCATCAGCCTGCGGTTCACGGCAGCAACGTCGACGGAGTGGATCAGGATGCCGCCCTTGGCCGCGCGCAGAGGGTTGCCCTCCGAGTCGTGCGTCTTGAGGGTTACCTCAACCGAGTAAGGCATGAAGGTCCTGTAAGTAACAGGGACATCAGAGCCAGTAAGCCTGAACACGCCGCCGGCCTTGCGAACCTGCTTGCTGTGCGCGAGTAGGGTTCCGGTCATGACATTGAACGTCACGTCGCCCATGCGGTTCTTTTCAGCTATCTTTACTATCGCGGAAAGCTCGTTGAACTCCTGAGGCGTCAGGGCTCCAGAGGACTGGATGGCAGCCATCGTCTCGGCGTTAGCGGTCTCAAGCCTGAGCTTAACTGAGCCATCAGGCATAGACTCGATGACGGGCCTGACGTCTTCGCTTACGCCCTGCATGGCGCTGAGTATCTTGTTGGCCTGAATCTGGGAGGCCTCGTCGAGCTCCGAAGGAGACTTGAGCCTCATGCCGCCAGTAGGCAGCGACTTAAATAGGTGCACCTTGCCGTGCTCCTTTGCGAAAGCTTCCTGACGCATTGGATCAAGGGTTGATACCAGAACCTCAGACCTAGCGTACGCCTGCTTGAGTACGGACTCGACCCATGAGTCCATGCCCGGAGTCCTGACAACGACGCCGTCGTCAAACATGTAAGTCTCGATAGCCGGGTTGCCATTGTCGTCTAGCATCCTAGGGCTGCCGTCAGCGTTGGTGAACTTGGCCTTAATCTCTACGCCAGCTTCTTCGAGTGAGGAGAGTATGCGGCTGTTCTTCCTAGCTGCCCTGTTCTCGGCCCATGACCTGAGCAAGTTGCGCGCGGCCGGGTCCTTGACGTACTTGTCTACCGGGAAAACATTAGAGGTGCCAGAAGCGTAGTAGGCAAAAGCTTCCTCGGCCATATTAGTGGCCATCTGGAAGTCGCCTACCACCTCCATCTTCTGCATGTCCACTCCCCTACTGAGGTGGCCACGCATACGGCTAAGCAGTCCGCCGTAAAAACCCTTGGCGTTTTCACTTATCCTTTTGATCATCTCTGGATCGCTTGGCTTGCCGTTAGCATTCCAATCCCTAGCGGCTCCATAGCTGGTCATAAGGGATTCCCACGCGGCATCAGGCATGACTCCCATGTCCTTTGAGGTCCCGAATATGCGGCTAGCGTAGGCCGGATTAAAGACGTCACCCATGTATCGGCCGGTTTCCTTATCGATCACAGAATCCATCTCGGCGTTCGCTTCCACCACGGACCTAAAGAGGGCGTGGGAGATTTCGTGGCGGCCGGTGGTAGGCTTATACAGGTCTGAGTTGATGGCTATCAGCCTCTTAACTGTGCCGTCATTCAAGGTTACCTTCTCGAACATGCCGGCCGCAGACCCCATAGCCCTGAACGACTCCATGAGCTTATCATAGTCGCTACCCTTAACATTGGACTCAGCTAGGATGTTGCTGAACTCCTGATCACTTTTGCCAAAGAAGAACATGACATTCCCTTCTCCGACAAGGCTGGCTTCGTGCGCAACCAGCGTTGATATGTGCGAGAGCTCTATGGAGCTAGTCCTTAGGTCTCCGAAAGAATTGACATGGTTATAGAACCGCTTGGCCATCTCCATGCTAGTTGGTCCGGCTATGCGGCCAAACGCCGGCACCACGTAGTCCCTGAAATTATCAACAACCCTAGAGTCCTGAGGAGTGTAGTAGCTGTACGAGTGAAGGTGCCTTATAGTTCCCGAGAGACCTCCCCACGCTGTACCCATTGCAAGGCCGGCGCCAGTGCCCTCACTCGGAGAGTTCGCATAGCCAAGCGCTGCACCGAACATGCCATCACGGAATGCAGTCTTTAGCGCGGCGCCAGATAGAGACGGAGCCCATCCAACAGTAGCGTTGATACCCTTCGCAAGCATTTGAGCCTCGCGAGACATGGCGTCTGCGCCCTTAGCTGTGCCGGCTGCAAGACGTTCAAGCGTGGTGGCGCCAAGCGAGTCGGCCCTGACCATAGTCTTGCCAAGGGCCCTATCAACCATGTCAGCTCCAGCCACCTGCATGACTTCACCTAAAGCTTCAGCTCCGAAGCTACGCATGAATCCCATTGCAGGATGCACGGCAGTAGATCCAAGTAGTGTGGCGCCAGCTTCGACTATTTCAGCTGTAGCCATGTTGCGAACGGCGTTGCCGGCGTAGTCTCCAGCCATCTGTGTGGCAGCCTGACTGGTTCCGTATATTGCCTTAAAGGGTGCCTTAACCGCGCTTCCGGTAGCTTCGAGCGCACCGCCAGCTACACGCTGACCGAAGGCCTGATATCGGCTAGTGGTTGCCTGAATCCATGAGTCGGCCATCTTTGCAGACTTGGCAACTCGAGCAGCCTTCATGCCACCCATAGCCGCAATCCTTGCAGCCGTTGCTGGCGTTGACGCACCCATGGTAAATATCCATTCCGGGAGATCGTAGGCTATGTAAGATAGGCCAATGGCACCCTTCTGGTTCACCTTCGAGCTAAAGGATTCCTGCCAAGACTTTGCAAGAAGCGGGGCTAAGACTGAATTCTCATCATACGTCGCATCACTAAAGTCTCGCGCGGTATTAAACTGGCGCATCTGCGAGTCGATGTCTCCATCATCCTTGCCTACTAGTGCTGAAGCCCAGCTCCTGAACTTAAACAAGGGGCTACTTGGGTCTTGGGACTCCCAAAGCACTCCATACAGATCCCTAGCGCCTCTGAATAAGCCTTCTGCGGTAGTTGCTCCGAATGCTGCCGGGTCGCTAAACGGGCTTGGAAAGTTTGCGACACCTTCGCCAATTTCTTCGACCATCTGACGTGCAGCCGGCTCCATCGTTCCAACCAAGTCGATGGTCTTGTCGGCCATGTACTGCTTGTACTTCTTAAACGCAGCCCTGCCGCCATCATCAAATGAAAACTTAAACCCCTTGCCCTCTGGTGACCTGAGGAAATCTCCGTAGTCCTTACCGGTCCACTCCCTGCTCCTTAGCTCCTTTACCTGTGGGTCTTGCTCCTCCTCGGGGGTGGATTGATCCGAAAAATCAGGGAGGGCCTGCCTTGCGACGGGAACTCCCTGCCTTGCGAGAAGGTCTCGCGTCTTCTGAATGTCTAGTCCGTCTGAGTTTACTTCTTCTTCGTTACCTTGGGGCGAGTCCATCTGGTATATTATTGGTAGATTGCTGGCCTGTGGGGGAGCCAGCTGTAGCCTCAGGTTTATCCTTAAGCTTCTCTAGCACAAGCCCATTCATATAGGCAGTGCGAATCAATATTCCACGAAGTTGCTCTCTGGTCTTGTTCAGCTTTACGAGGCCATCGCCGACAGGCTTCAGTAGGTCAATGCTTGCCCTTGGTAGGGTTGCTTGAATTTGATCCATTTCTACATCCGACACTCCAGCCATACTAACCGATCCGCTCTTTAGGCTAGTCACAACAGTAACAAGCCCCTTCTCCAGCTGCTCGAGCTGCGATCGGGTGTCGTTAAAGAGAGGACTACCCGGAAGGCTTTTCCAGCCGGGTTTATTGTACAGGTCTTCGATTTGGTCTAGTATGACCATGACCTCGCTAGTCTTGGCTGCATTCCTTCGCCAAACTACGGCAGCTTCATCTCCGCTTAGGAATGGAACCGCGCTGACTCCATTGCGGTATATGTAGTCGCTCATGCTGGTTCGCTTACGCTTACCATCTACACCCATCTCCTCTATGTCGCCGGCTGGCTTAATGCCATAGCTGCCACCCCTGCCCATCTCAATGATCTGTCCGTGGGTAAAAATAGATGGGCCGCGCGTCTTTGCTAGCGTTCGGGCCGCACCTATATTGCCCGTAGATGCATATACCTGCTGGGCTATGTAGGCTGGGTCCATCTGCTTCTCCATTAACTTGGCTTGGTCTGCGGCAGCCTTGGCTTGAAGGGCCTGATCCTTGCCGACGGCAGCTCGGTACGCCGTAGCTTCGCGCGGGAAGTTCGGGTTCATGAGTTCAGCTGGGTCCTTGCCCATAGCTCTAATTACCTGAGCATCAGACATTTGCGCAGGCGCGTAGCCCTGAGGAGACCTATCGGCCGTGTCAGAGTCGTAGTTATCTAGCTGAGACCTAACGGCAGCCGCGAGGACGTCCGGGTCGATATCCTCTGGGTCGTTGATCATCAGTCGGCCATTTCGAATTCACCCTTTGCAAGCAATCGGGCCATCTTGTCGCCCATCTTTCCGGTCATGAAAATAGCCTTCTTGCCTGCCTTATCCCGGTAAGGGAAGGCCAGCGGCTTATCTTCCTTGTATCCATTAGCGCCGTAAAAATCAGCAAGACTTCTGCGGAACTCCTTAAGGCCGGGCTCATCGGAGGTAAGTGAAATATCACCCCGGCCCAAGCCTGCTATCGTATCCTTGTGCTTACCCAGTAGCGCATCGTACGCACCAGACCTATGGGTATTTGGCTCTCCGATCATGTCCTTCCTGTATTTATTAAAGTGGAAGTCCATTGCTGCTTCATAATCTGCATCATCCTGAGGTTCAATAAGTCCCATCATCGGACCGCCACCCTCGGAGTAATAGGTATCCCGGAATGCCTTACGCATCTTATCTTTTTCACCCGGCCCATACACCCCGTACGCAGTAAGAGCAGCCACGCCCGCGCCGGTCACAGCCTTCATCTGCCTGCCTTGAATTTTTTGACGAGCTTCTGCAGCCAAGCCCTTTATCGCGCGCTCGCCGCCGGCAAGCTGACTGGCGTTAGTCCTGTTAGCGTCAAGGGACTCTTGAAGAATTTGCTCAAGGGGTTTATTACTCTGCGCGGACGCGGCCTCCATGCCAGCCCTAGTCGCAGCTTGGTCAGGGACAGGGGTCCTATTGTTAGCTACCACTGTGTTAAGGGCGTCAAAGTCAATCTTGCCAGCAGTCTTAGCATCATTGATCTGCTGCATTAGCACTTCAAGTGATCGCTGGTTGCCCATTCCGGGTACTGACGTCCTTAGAAGCTGCATAAACTTACCAAATCCTGCTGGCTGTGCTACAGTGCCGGCTAGAAGGTTTCCTCCAGCTCGACTTCCCATGTCAGGAAGCCCTCCTTCGACTGTGGTGCTAAGTTTGCTAAGCGCTTCAGCCAAAGTGTTGGCCCTCTTTGCGTTCGGGTCTCCAAAAACTATTCCTGAGCCCTCGTCGAGCTTCTGAGTAAAATCAGCGGCAGGGAGGCGATTGTCTGGGTCCAAAAGGTTAGCTTGAATATCAGCCAATCGCTTTGCTTTAGCATCCCTCATGTCTTTCAACTCCTGCAAGACGGCTGTATCGCGATCAACCACCATGCCCGGACCGCCGACCTGAGGTGCGCCCGGCTTAGGGGCATTATCTTTAAGCCATTCTTGAAGGAGTAGCGCTTCGGCTTCTTGTTTCTGCTTTTCCGCTTTGGAGTATTTTGTTAGGGCCATTTTGGTAGTGCTGTAAATTGGTTAGGTTTTAATTGGCGTGGAATCCGGGAATGTCGATAGCAGCGTTGTCGGCAATAGCTTGCTGGCGCTTGGCAGACCATTCCCTAGGATCAACTCCATTGGTAGCCTTAAGGGCTCGTCGGCTCGTCTCCCTGAGTAGGTCTACGCCCTGAGGACGAGTGTTGGTAAGCTCGCTCTTGATTTGCTGTGGCGTCTTGTATTCGCGTCCGGGCTGCGGAACGCCCATTCCCATGTAGCTTGGGCCGGCGCCAGCTGCAATGTATGGACTTACCTCGTCCATGAAAAACTCTCCGAAGCGGGCAAACGGCCACGTCCATTCCTGAGTGTCATTTTGGATGGCCTCTAGGTCATAGTTAGTCCTGTCCATTAGCTCAGCCAGCGCGGATATTCTAGTTGCAGCTGCGGCTATCTTTTTCTCATCTCCGCTAGACAGGTCAGAGGTCACGGACTCGATACCCTGATCTACATAGCTCTTAAGGTCTCCCCTTATGCCTTCCCATAGCGCGGCGCTCATTTTGCCGGGTTCCTGTTGGGCCGTGTTCATGACACGCATAGACTCAACGGCGTTCAGAAGGGTGTTGTATTGGCTGTCTTCGCCAGAATAGCCGCTAAGCTTTGCTATCTCCCTAAGGTATGGAGACTTCTTCCTATTGGCGTCATGAATCTGCATCTCGGTTAGCTCTCCAGCGATCAAGCTGGCCGGTATAGCACCAACCTTAGACCATTGAGCTGCGCTAATTGGGGCCTCAATGAGGTTAGTCAGGACAGAGCCGGCGTCTGTTCCGGTTGGAGCTTGCTGCTCTAGCTTTCCATTACGCATGGCAACCCTTCCATACGGGTCCTGCCCAGCTCCGGTTGCAGAGCTGGATCCTATCGCGTTAGATACAGTATCTATTCCGGTCAAAAGTGGGCCAACTCTTTTTTGGGCGGCTTCTTTAAGGAGTAGCGCTGGGAGCTTCAGAGCTTCACCGGCAAGCCCCGGGAAGATGGAGTATTCTGGCTTTACTGAAAACCTCCTATCCCTGTCTTGAACCATGCCGGCGGCGATGGCTCTTGTAGACGAAGATTCAGGATCAAGTGGATCAAGGCCCGTTCCACCAGCAAGCCTCAGGATTTCCTCATAGGGAAGCCCCGACGTCTTGCTTGATGCGAATGGGTCGTTCATTACCAAATAAAGGGTGCTCTTGGCGTGGTGACGGCTGGCGGAGTCGTGGCAGGAAACAAGCTAGCGCCGGGAGTAAGCGTAGCCGGCGCAGGGCCCCACGGATCAAACGCAGGTGGCTGAGCCGCAGCCGGAGCCGGAGTTGGAGCCGTCGGAGTGGCATTAGATAAGGTTCCACCTAAGGTCGGCGAGGTTGGGGTTTGTCCAAGCGGCGTTGGCACTATGCGGTAATCTTCAGGGTTAAATCCGGGAACGTTCATGTTGCCGCCTTGGCTGATGCTGCTCTGCGGCGTCGCCTCAGGAAGAACCGGAACTGGAGCCGGAGCTGCGCGCGGATCTTGCCGGCCAGCCCCAGCCATTCCAGCAGCTGTAATCAATGGCGACCCAGAAGTAGTAAAGCTTCCCTTAGGCCCATAAATGTTGGCAAGACGCGGGGCGCCTCCAGTAAGTCCGCCCCTAGTTCCAGCCATTCCAGCTGCCCCGGATTTAATTGAAGCTATTCTTTTCTGAATTGCATCGGCTTTCTTTTGGTAATCTTTGTCGGCTGGATCAAGGGCGCCAAGCGCCATCTCCATTTCCGTTATCTGGGCTTTTATGTCACCAGCGGCGACTTGATCTGTTGCATCGATACTGCCACCCGTATTCCAGCTGGTCACCCTGTCGGCGTTAGCTTCGCCGGCCATATTGTGACGCTCATTCTCAGATGCGTTCCTGTTATACAGCTTATTGGTCAGGTTGTACTGGCGGGCATTCTCCCAGCGGTTTTGGTCCGCGATAGACATCTGCGTGGCGTTATTCATCGCAGTCGTTTTGACCTGCGCGCCGGCCGACATGCCAGAACCCACAGCCGTGTTAGCGGCTTGGGCTATGGCCTGTTGGGGCTGGTACTGGATGCCAAATATTTGGGCTAACGACGGGGATGAGTCCCCTCGGTAAGATGATTGTAGCTGTTGCATTAGGTTGCTTTGGCGGCGGCCGCCTGAGATTTGATACCGCAGTAAGCTAGAGCGTACTCAGCGTTCCATGCGGAGAAGTTGGTGCCGGGGTTAAAGGTATCAAGGATAGCTCCAGCCTCATAGGTCTGGCGTATCTGTTGATCCCTAAGCTGGCCGGTGTTCAACGTGTCTTGCCATCCGGTAAGCACGTCTGCCGCGAATTGAGATTCGAACGGAGCTACGACAGGTATAGTCAAGGCCGCCGTTGCCGTGCTCTGGCTGGTCGTAGCGGACAGCTGTGAGCCAGTTGCCGTGAAGACCTTGTAGTAGGTGTCTAGGGCCTGCGTGTACGCGGTAAAGGCAAGCTGCTTGGCTTGGAGCTTCTGCTCAAAGGTGATGGTATCCTTGATTGCGCTGACAGAATTATGACCCCCGCCCATCGCCGCGCTAAGCCCGGAGGCTATCTGGTTGTTAGCGGACTCATCTATCTCAGGGCTCTCAAGTAGCGACTTGGCCGCAAGAGCTAGCTCTGATAGCCGGGAAAGCTGATCTGCCGTAGTCGGTACAAGTGGGATAGCAGAGCTGCCCATCGTCGACGTAAACATCGACTTCAGCGTAGCAGCATTCGTTACTGTCTGACTGGCAAGAGAGCCTGTCAGAGACAGGTTCGTGCTAGCCCACTTAGCTGCATTGGCTATGTACGAGTCTAGTCCGTAAGATATTTCCTCCGTAGCACTTCGGCCGTACAGGCTGTACCCGTGGCCGGTATGGATGACCGGCATCGTGTACGACGACGCCGGGCTTGTATCGTTACTGGGTGTTCCGGGAGGGGGCATTAGTAGATGCTAAAGAAGGAGCGTCCGACCATGGAGCCATCAACCCCCATCCCGAGGATGCGCGGATAGCCAGCAGATACAACGATCTTGAGCTTCACGGCCATAGCACGTTTGTTGATCAAACCGCGCCTAATCGTGCTGCCAGTCGCCGTAGTAAACTGATCAAGCAGCTGCTCGGAGTCTGGATTGACTGTGAGGGCTTTTATCTGGACCGCCGCGCCGTCGGCATTGTCCATGTGAACGTAGAATCCATCGTACTTCTTGTCCACCATCGTCCTGAATTGGTAGCTGCGGCTACGGATTTCGGACACAATCGGCGATCCAATGTCAGCCGTGCCCGTCTCGAGCCTGATGAGCCTGAACTGGCCGGTCTTCTGCAGCGCGAACAAGCAAGGTATGCCGTCCTTTCTAGCTACAAGCAGGACTTCAGGGCTAAACGGATACTCGTCGAGAGATTCGAACATGCCCTTGATAGACGGATTAAGCACAAGCACCTTCCATTTGTCTTGGAACGGCAGCGCAAAGTAAAACCTGCCGGCAAAAGACACGGCGCAAATCTCGGAATACCGCGAAGGGTTTACCAGTTGGATGATATCCTTGATTGCGTCGCTCATAGGAGCAGCGCCCTCGCTTAGTTTTCCGCCGTTGATAATCTTTATGCCCGGATTGGTGCCAGAGTCGAAGAAAGCTACAAGCCCGGCCAACTCTGCCACGGCGTTTGGGCCGGCAACTCCATCGTTGGAGCTTATCTTCTGCACTTGGTGCATGCTGTCGGACTTCTTTTGGGAGGCTACGTATCCCATGCCTGCTTTTACCGCGTAGATGCTGCGGGCGCCGAAGGCGTAGATAAAGTTATGGGTAGTAACCATAGCTTTAATCGGGTCATACGTTCCTTGCACCAAGCTCAAGGTGTCGGCCGGTATTGGGGCAACGCCGCCGTAGAACGTAAACGCGAGCTGATCATTCTTGGCCGTTACTAGGCGCTCGACGATGTTGCCGCCGGCTACGTAATCCAAGTCTGCCGTCTCCATGCATAGGGCGTCTCTATAGCCCTGTCCGCGCACAGGCCTTTTGGTCGCTAGCGCCGGCAGCGCGTAGGCGATAGAGCTGTCTATCACCCACCTGCGGTTGTCCCCAAAGAGAAGTATGGAGTCTCCGGTTGGCGAATGGGCCGCAATGGCGTCAGTCATTTGCTCTGAGGTTGTGTACAGGCTCGTAGAGCCCTTGCGCTTGGTGATTACGCCTTCAGTGATCCTGATATTTGACGCGTACTCCAGCAAGGTGCTTGGCTCAAAGGCCGCGCTGTTAGGGTAGCTGGCAAATCCTTCAAATCGAAGGTCGGCCTCGGTTGATATTTCTCTTGGCATAAATTATGGAGTTGTGGCTGGTGGTGGGTCAGGTGGTATCTTCCAGCCGTTCTCCTTGGATGTAACGATCGCATTCATCAGCTTATCCTTAGACTTGATCTGATGAACTCTCCAAAAGCCATTATTTGTGACGCCTGCTGGTGGCGGCTCGATTCCTTCTCCGGTTGGCAGGGCAAGGCTCTTAAGGCCGTCCGGGATTATTAGCTGTCCTCCATCAAACATATTCCCATTGGATGCCCCGGTATAATCCCAGTCTAGGGCTTCTTGTTCTATCTCTATTTCGTAGTATTTACCAAGGATATAAATCTTAACCTTGTGCCCCTCCATGGCTTCCCATGGGTAGTTAAAATCAGTCGTTGAGTACATGCTCGCCTCCGACGGCGACCATCCGCATATCAGGTAAAAATCGTATATAGGCTTCACGTCGCCGGCTGCGTTAGTCCATGTCCGTATTTGCTTCACGCCGACAAACAGCTGAGATGGGCTATGATCATGGTAGTCCTTTTCAGCCTCTAGCCTGATCCATGGGTTTCCGACCGGATTTTGCCGGTAGTGCCCTTTTACTGTAAACGCCCCGTAAGCTTCTTGGTTTTTCTGCCACTCGTTTATTTCCCCGATGCTATTCCAGTCCCTGTACGGAAGTGGTACATGCCTATTAGCCAGCCAAGTCCTTCTCTTGTCGTAGGTGCCTAGCGTCCCCTCGGTTGGGAGAAATGACCAGCCTTGCCCTATGAAAAACATGTTCGATACAGGTACCGGACTCCCTCCACCTCCTGTGGCCATCTTAGATTCGCGCGACGTAGTACATCGCAGGGGAGTCTCCCATTTGCATACGATCGACCCACATGGAGCCGGTCACATATTGGTTTACTTGGTCGCCTTCTACGAAAGCTATGAGTACGTATAGCGTTTCATCGTCAGACTCCTGCGCGCTTCCATAGGTGTATACCTCTGGCTGTCCGGTCCAGTTTCCGGTAGTTTCATCAAAGCTGTATTCCATATACACCCAGCTATCTCCGCCGCCTTCGTAGTCGCCGGCGGCAATGGTTATATTATTAACTGTACCAGCTGTTACGCTAATGGTGTCTCCGACAGCCGTGACTTTAAATGGGTGAGAGCCTCCCCCTCCTCCTACAACGACTATGTCGCTCTTAAGGAACTGGGTCATGACTGCGCCCGTCCATTGAGCTATCAAGATGAAGAAGCCTTGCGTCCCCAAGTTGGTTGGAGCGCCGTTGTTCCCCCATATCCCCCACTTGCGCGTAGATGGGTCTCCGTCGTCATAGCAAAATAGCCTGATCATGCCAGTGCCAGACCAGCTGTAGTAAGCGCCGACGCCACCACCCTCAAATGAGTCTTTGCCTATTGGGCACGTTCCTGTTCCAAATGTAGCAAGCGTGGTATCGGGAGTTGGGTCTCCACCAGTGCTTACACCTCCTCCGGTTCCGATCCCCCTGTATGAAGGAATAAATGACGTCTGCAATGGGTTTTCGTACTCTGAGTAGTTTTGCTGCTCTGGCCCCGGGTTCCAGTTTGAAGGAACAAAGTCCTTCTGGTCACTATTTGTGCTACCAGTCGTCCCCCTCAAGTTTACCCTCTTTTTGATTTTTAGCGGCTGAACTATCGTTCCTTGAAGGAAGCTGGAGAAATTTCTATTACCAGCATCAAGGATCAGGCCCTTGTAACACCTTACTGATCCATCAAGCATCTGCCTTACCTCGAATGGATGAGTTGGCCTACCGGGAAGCACACTAGAATCCGTGTAAGAGATGTCTGGCGGCGTGGGTGCTGGTGGAGCTGGCTGGTCCGGACTGCCGCTCATAGTTTGCGCGGCGGCTTCTGCCGATGACTTAAACTTGTACGCCAGATCAGGACGGGCCCGAGTGGCTTCGTCTATCAGACGCTTCCAGTAGGGCCTTTCCTCTGACATGGCTTACTTACCTAGGACGGAGTGGTAGACGTCGCGGAGCTTTTCAGCCCAGCGCGCGCCGACGTAAACGCCACCAAGGAAGGTGATAGAAATGAGGATGATGGTAATCATGGAATTAAGCCTGTCGGACAGGCATCCAGTAGTCCGTGCCAGCGACTGTAATCTTAACCTCGTGGGGATATGAGACTTTCAAGGCATCAGATTGCGTAGGGTCCCCAGAGCTGTTGCTTTGAAACCCTATAAAGGTCTGCACCCAACCATTGTTGATGCGGACATAGGATGTGTTGTCTGGCGGGGCGTCACTAATACCCGACTGGTCGTGATTTGACAGGAGATGCCAATCGTTGTTAAAACGAATGTAGGCGTTATTGTCTGATGGGGCATCATTAATACCGCTAGCCCCGTCCGCCCCTGCTGGTCCTTGCGGCCCTTCTGGTCCTGTAGCACCGCTGTTCTGGTCGTAGGACGACAGAGGTTGCCAGTCGTTGTTAACACGGACCCAAGCATTTCCATCAGCAGGTGCTTCTCCAATACCGCCACCACCACCGCTGTTCTGGTCGTAGGTGGAGAATAGATGCCAGTCGTTGTTGTAACGAACATACGCCTGTGAGTCAGCAGGTGCTTCGCCAATACCGCCACCACCACCACCAGTCTGGTCGTATGACGAGAGAGGTTGCCAATCGTTGTTGATACGGACGTAGGGACTACTGTCGTAAGGAGCATCACCAATACCGCTGCTGCCATCACTTCCTGCTGGTCCCGTGGGTCCTTGGTCGCCTTGGGGGCCTTGGGGGCCTTGGTCGCCCTTGCTGGCGATCAACTGCCATGATCCGGGATGGCCAATTGGGTCGTAGCCGGCTGCGCCAATAAAGTTAATCATCACATAGCTTGAGCCCCCATATTCAATATAGTCGTTAGGTGAGTAGGTAATGCCGCCGTCGTATGCACCGCGATATGTCCATGGTCCGCCCGCCGGCCCTTGAATGCCTTGAATGCCTTGAGGACCGGGATCACCCTGTGGTCCTTGTGGTATTGCTGATATGGCCGATGATATGTCGGCAGCAGTAGCATACGGGTTGCCGGAAGAAGGCGCCGGCGCGGCGTTCAGCGCGTCGAGCAGTTGCTGGGAAATCTCATCGCCTATATTGACGACGTTCTTTTCTGGAGGGGGCGAATACGACGAGCCCATTAGATCAC